TTTCAATCAAAAAGAAAAAGAAAAACAAAGGTTATTCTATACAGGAGTAACCAGAGCAAGTGATTTATTAATTTTATACAATGTTTAGCTATGACTAACAGAAAACAGTTAACCCCATTTACTGGGTATTTTGAAAAAATGACCACACCTGAAACAATTGTGGCAGAGGGTAAAACCCCTAAAAAAAGAGCTTTAGTTACTATTGTAACAGATGATGGACAAAAAGCTTTCTTTGAAGTAAGAGATATAATAATTGCAAGGATTGAAAAGCTAGGTTTAAGACCTGGAGATCAGATTGAAATTGGTTTTGTATTTATAGGTTCTGAAAAGAATAACAAAGTCTATAATAATATCTTTATCAATCAAATAGATTATGTCAAATCTTACTGAAGAAGAGTTGAAGTATAAGATTGATGATTCAAATCTTCAATTTGTGGTATTGCTACAATTAATCATAGAAAGAATAGAGTTTCTTGAAACTCAAAAATATGTCTATGGTTCAATAAAGCAGTTTCTTAAGAATTCTAAAGTTAAATATGAAAAGTTTATAGGAGATGTGTTTGCTAATCAAGAAAAAATTAATGGAGATTCAGCACAAAGAGCTACTAATAAACTATTTGTTATGCAAGAAAGAGTTGAAAAAGCTCTTGCTAATGAATATGTATTAACTGTAGATGAAAGAAGAGAAAGAACTAAAGCTATACTTAGCACTTACATGATTAAACCTTTAGTTGAAAAGGCTTTAACAGAAATGGAATCCAAGAACCTTTTTAATTTTTAATTATGAGATACACAATCTTTGATATAGAAACAGATGGCTTATTAGATACTCTTACTACTTTTCATTGTCTTGTAGCACATACTTATGAAGGTAATCAACTGTTAGGCGAAACTGTTGTGACTAATACTTGGGAGCTAGTAAACTTTCTTACTACACAAGATATACTTGTAGGTCATAACATAGTGAGATATGATTTTCCTGCTATTAAAAAGCTAACAGGATATACTCATACAGGGCCTGTAATTGATACTTTGGCTCTTTCTTGGTACTTATATCCAGAAAGGAAAGAACATGGCTTAGAGTCATGGGGTGAGACTGTTGGCATAGCTAAACCTATTATCATAGATTGGGAAAACCAAGCACCAGAAGATTATATACATAGATGTACTACAGATGTGGTAATCAATTCTATAATCTTTGGTAATTTCATAGCTTATCTTAAAGATATTTATGCAGATGAAGATTATCATAGACTTATGGCATATCTAACTTGGAAACTAAAGTGTGCTGCAGAACAAGAAGAGTATCCTTTGAGTATTAATAGAGAATATTGTAAAGAAACTTTGGCTAAACTTAATACTCTTGTAGAAGAAAGAAAAGCTAATTTATCAGCAGCAATGCCTAAAGTAGAAAAGTGGACTTCAAAGAGTCAACCCTCTAAGATGTTTACAGTAAAAGGAGAATTGACTAAAGCAGGGATTGCTTGGTTAGAACTCTTATCTGACAATGATTTAGAAGCAGACTTTGATGGAGAGATTAAAGTTCTCAAATCTGAAGAAGAACCTAATGCTACCTCAACAAGTCAATTAAAATCTTGGCTTTTCAGTTTGGGATGGACACCAACAGTATTTAACTATGTAAAAGAAGAAGAGTCTACAAGAGCTGTACCTCAGATTCAAGATAAAGATAAAAAGCTTTGTCCTAACATATTGGTGCTAGCTGAAACATATCCTGTGCTTGAAAATCTAAAGGGATTATTTATGCTTCAACATAGAATTGGTGTTCTTAAAGGTTTTCTAGAGTGTTCTAATGAGCAAGGTAAAATGCAAGCTCAAGTAGCAGGATTTACTAATACTCTTAGATTTAAACATAAGAAACCTGTAGCAAATCTTCCTAGTGTAGATAAGCCTTATGGTAAGGAAATCAGAGGAGCTATTATAGCACCTGATGAGAATCATCTATTTTGTGGTTCAGATATGTCTTCATTAGAAGATACTACTAAACAACATTATATGATGTTCTATGATCCTGATTATGTTACTCAAATGAGAACTCCAGGATTTGATCCACATCTTGATGTTGCTGTATTATCAGGTATGTTGACTCCTGAACAAGTAGAAGAGCACAAACTTTATGAAAGAACAGAGGGCAAAGAAGGGACATCTTACAAGAAGGTTAGAACTAAAGCTAAAGTGGTAAACTTTTCAGGTATTTATGGTGCAGGACCAGCAAAGATAGCTTTAACTACAGGTATGTCCTTAGAAGAAGCTACACTACTGCATAAGATTTACTGGGAAAGAAACAAATCTGTAAAGCAAATTACTAATGATGTTGTATTCAAAGAAGTAAGAAAACAAATGTGGCTTTACAATCCTGTAAGTACTTTTTGGTATTCTTTGAGACAACCTAAAGATAGATTCAGTACTCTTAATCAAGGTACAGGAGTTTATTGCTTTGACACTCATATTAAGAATGTTAGAGCACAAGGCATTAAGATTAGTTTGCAGTATCATGATGAGATTGGCTTTAGTTTCTTAAAAACAGAAGAACAACAAGTAAAAGATAAACTTAACAAAGCTATAAAACTTACTAACAAAGCATTAAATCTTAATGTTCCACTTGGTATTTCTATAGATATAGGCAAAAACTATGCAGAAGCCCATTAATTACACAGACTTTTTTACTTTCTTTTTAGCTCAACCTATAGCAGTATTAGTAGGAGGTGCTACTGAAAAAGAAATCTTAGAAGAATTAGAATTTAATGAACTATTTCCTTTAAGCTTCATCAGAGAAAAGGATAATCCCTACTTTAAAGCTACAGCTATAGCACTAAAAGCTCAAGGAGTTACACAAAAATTAAAATTTATTATCATACCTATAGGGTATACTAAAGAGTATTTAACATGAGAAAGTATTTTAGAGAGTTAGAGGTGCTCTTCCAAAACCCCAATTCAGTTCTTACTTACATTGATAAAATAGAAGCTTTAAGAGAACATATTACAGACCCCTTAGCTATTACTGAATTTGTAAATAAAGTTAGGGAAAAAGTTCAAATTGAAGCCATACAAGCTGTTATAGATAATGAAGGAGGAATGGTAGCTATGGCAACAGGTTCAGGTAAGTCAAGAGTAGCAGTAGAGTTAGCTAAATATTACTGTGAACCTTTTGTTTCAGATATAGCTTTATTAGTACCTACTGAAAAACTTAGAGATGAAAACTGGTTAGAAGAATTTGAAAAATGGGGAGGAATGCATCTTTGGAATGATACTCAAAGGTTATGCTATGCTTCAGCATCTAAAATTAAAATTAAAAGTTTTAGTTTAGCTATTTTAGATGAAAGTCACAATATTACAGAATTAGCTTCTGAATTCTTTTATAATAATAGAATATTGAGAACAGTGTTTCTTACTGCAACACTGCCTACTGATCCTATTAAAGTAGAAATACTTAGAAGACTAGAAGTTAACCTTGTCTATCAATTGACTTTAGACCAAGCTGTGAGACTAGGATTTGTAGCACCATATAAGATTACTGTTATTACAGTACCTTTAGATAATGTTACAAAGAATATTCCTGGTGGTAATAAAACTAATCCTTTTATGACTACTGAATCTGCTACTTATGCTTATTGGAATAAAAGAGTTCAATCTTGTATGGGAAATCAAACTCCTCAAGGTAAAGCTAAAATGAAGTTTGCTGTCCTTGGTAGAATGCAGTTTATATACAAAATTCCTTCTAAAACTGCAGTAATTAAGTTTTTACTTGATAAAGTAATCAGTAAAACAGATAGAACTATTATTTTCTGCGGTAATATAGAACAAGCTGAAGTAGTGTGTCCTACATTTTATCATTCTAAATCTACTAGTGTAGCTTATGATGATTTTAAAGCTGAGAGAATCAATAGGTTATCTTGTGTAAAAGCAATCAATGAAGGTCATAACTTTCCTGGTATTGACTCTGGCATTATAGGTCAGTTAAACTCTAAAGAAAAAGATTTGGTGCAAAGAATTGGCAGATTGATTAGGTTTAGGCCTGGACATGAAGCTCATTTGTACATAGTAATTTCTGAATCAACTCAAGATGAGAAATGGTTAGAAAATGCTACTGAAAACTTAGATCAATCTAAGATAGAATATATAAGAATTGATAACTTTAAAAAAAGATTTGTATGAGATTACTAACTTATTATCAATATCTAGGTTTAGGTAAAATTAGACCTGTAGATATAGATACTATTGAAAAAACAACTAATCCAGGTGCTATTTGTACAGTGCAACAACATATGGTTATTAATGTCTTCGATAAGACTTTTAGTCTAGAAGAAATCAAAGAAATAGTTGAATTTATAACTGAAAAAATTGAGAAAGATGAAAATAAACATACAGATTAGAGCAATACTTGATACTTACAATATTCCTGTTGAAGATGGTATAGCATATCTTCTTTCAATATATTTTAATTGTAGACCTTCTTATACTCCTCCTCTTTTAGTTCAAAGAATGAATGTTACTAACATTCTTGGCATTGATGCTAATAGAGAAGTTATGTGGCATATTCCTTTATTTGAGGAAGGCAGTCATACTAAGTGGGATTGGGTTAAAGAATGGAATCAAGAATTTGGTAACATTAACAAAAAAAGAAAAGGTCCAGACAAAGATTGTATTACAAGGATGAAAGCATTTTTTGCTGATAACCCTGATGTAAGAAAAGAAGATGTCATTGGAGCAACTAAGATGTATTTTAGAACTCTTAGCAATGCAGAATATCTTATCTCATCTCATTACTTTATAAGTAAAGGTGTAGGTAGAGATAGAACTTCAGCACTAGAAGGTTGGGTAGAAAAGTATAGAGAAGCTCTTGCTGATACCTCAACCAATGACAGTGTTGACATAACTTCAAGAATGCAATAATGAATTTTAGAGCAGCCTTTGAAGCAGGTCAGAAAGGTAGTAATAAAGGCCTTCCTATGGGGGAAGGTTTGAAGACTATCTCACAGGCAATTAATGGAATCCAAAGAGGAAGAATTTACACTGTTGGAGCTGCCCCAAAGGGAGGGAAGTCAACTTTTGTAGATGTAGGTTTTTGTATAGAACCTGCTGTCTATGTATTGGACCATAATGCCAAAATTAATGCTTCTATGGAAGCAATTGCCACTAAACTTGAAACAATGGCTGACCCTGATACTAGAAATGCTCTCAATACAGAGTATGAAAGTCTTAATGGTAAGTTACTTGATGTTGAGTTTATCTATAACTCTTTTGAGATTGATAGAGTAAGTAAAGAATTTGATTTTGTTGCACATTTCCTCAACAAGGATTTTAACATTTATCTGATAACTTTACCTGCTGGAAAAACTTATAAAGAGAAAAATGTTGTATCTTTATCCTCTGCCTTTTTAAAAGGCGAGTTGGAATATGATACTGCAACTCCTGATGCTCCTAAAGAAATTATTAGAGTTTCTGAAGATTTAATCTCTAAGATTAAAGTCATTTACAGAAACAGAATAGTTCCTTTATTTGGTGAGTATAATGATAAGGGAGAGAAAGTTTCTAAAGGGATTATTAAGTTTTTGGAAATCAAAGACAATCCTACTGGAATCAGAAATTATCTTTTAGGTTATGCTAGAGAAAATGGTGAATTTTTGTATAGAACTACTGTTAAGGATGGGGTAACCTTTCAAAGAATGATTGGTTATAAACCTAATAATCCTGCTAAGTATGTTATTATCATTACTGACCATTTAAGAAAGCTATTACCTGAAAGAGGATTTAAGATGAAAGAAACTGTAGATAAATTCTCAGAATATGCTGTAGAGTTTAGAAACACTTGTAATTTCACATTTGTGCATATTATCCACCTTAATAGAGCACTGAGTGATATTGGAAGAAGGCAGTATGATGATGACAGATTGTTTCCACAATCTGATGATATTAAAGAAACAGGTAATCTAAGTGAGGATAGTAATTATATCTTCACAATGTTTAATCCAAATGATGACAAGTTTAACTTGACTAAACACTTTGGAACTCCTATTAGAAGACCTGATAAATCTCTTTTGTATCCATTTATGAGAACTATACATTTAGTAGAATCTAGACACAGTGTTTGTCCTCAACACTTTAGAGTCAACATGTATGGTGATGTTAAGAAATTTGAACCTTTAACTATTTAAAAGAGAAAGTATGCCAAAGATTTTGGTTTTAGCCCCTAGTGGGTTTGGAAAGTCCACCAGTATTGGACAAATACCTGAGTTAGGTATTAAAGGATTAAATCCTGAAGAAACTTATTTAATATCAGTTACTTCAAAACCTCTTCCTTTTAGAGGAAGTGGAACAGCATATCCAATTACCACAATGCCTGACTTAAAAACAGGTAGAAGAATCATTACTGATAATGCAAAAGACATAGAAGCTATCTTCTTAAATTTAGTAGCTAGTCCATTTAAGAATATTGTATGGGATGACTCTAATTATGTAATGCAGAATTGGTTTATGGCTAATGCCTTGGCTAAGGGTTGGGATGCACCTAAGCAGATTGGTTATTTTATGGGTAAAATCTTTGATGCCATAGAAAAACTAGATGCAGCAGGTAAAAATGTGATCATTTTGGCTCATGGGGACAATGTTCCTGGTGCTGATGGTAGAATCTATATGAAGTACAAAGCTACAGGTAAGATGGTAGATGAGTATTTGACTGTAGAGGGTAAAGTAGATGTTACTCTTATTGGTATTAGTAGATATGATGCTACTGCAAAGAAAGCTGTTAAAGAGTTCTTAACCAATGAGAATGAGCAGTATTCTTCAGCTAAGTCCCCTATTGGGATGTTTGACCAACAATTTATTCCTAATGATTTAGGTTATGTTGTTGACAAAATTGCTGAATACTATGGATAATCTTCAATGGTATCTGTTAATTCTGCTAGGCATTATTGTTGGTGCTATGATAGGAATAATAACTATTGCTTTACTAAAAAGTGGTAATCCTACTCAAAATCTTTGTCCAAGATGTTTAAATGAAACTGAAGAAGAAAGACAGTTACAAGAACAATGGGAAGAACAACAAAAAGGTTACAATTAATTTTTAATTTTTAAATTTATACATTATGTCACAAGAAAATGTGCAAGCTGTTGTATCAGCACCACAAGTTTTAAGAATCACTATTAGTGATGTTTTAGGCTTGTTAGACCAAGGTAAAAGCAGAAAAGAAATTGCTGAACACTATGGTAGAACTCAGTTAGAGATGAAGAAAATGGTTTGGGATCACCCTAAATTAAAGAACAGAAAAGCCAAAAAGCAATATATAGGTATTGAGCTTGAGGATGATACTGAAGACATCAATGATGCAATGAGACCTCCTCTTCCTCCTGGAGAAGAAGAAACTACAACAACAGAACCTGTTGTAGAGCCTGTTGCTGTAATGGAAGAAGCTCAAGTTGAAGGTCCATCTTCATCAGACTGGAATTAAGAATTTGTTTAATTAATTAAAAAGACTAAATATGTCACAATTACCTGGATACGGATTCGTATCAGATTCAGATGAATCATTAAAAACAAAAAGTGGAGCCAGATTTGGTGGTAACTTTGGAGTAGCAACTTTAGCAAAATTTGCTTACAGTCCTAATGTAGCTAAAGCTGGTCAAGAGCCAAGAGAAGCTATTGAGATTGAAGTAAAAGTTGGAGATAGAAGCTACAAAGAATGGATTAATCCTGTAACTAGAGTTGTTGATAAAAACAATGCTGAGATTACAGATAAAACTTCTGCTGAATATATCAGTGGTTTTACTCTTCTAATGAATCAGCAAAATGCTACAGTAACTCATTATTTGAAAGCTGTTGGTGTTACTGAAGACGGATTAAAAGCTGCTTTCACTACTCCTGCAGTTAGCTTTGCTGACTATGCTTCAAGAGTTTGTGCTTTATTACCTATTGGGTATGATAAAAAGCCACTTGACTTATTCTTAGAATATCAATGGAACTTTGGTAAAAAGCAAGATGGTGGTCTTAATGACAAAACCTATCCTACTTTGCCAAAGAACATGAAAGGTGGTTATTTTATTATTCCTGCACAACCTGGAGTATTTGTTGAGAAAAGAGCTGAAGATGCTGCTTTATCTTATGAGAACTCTAATGGACAGAAACATCCTTTTGAAAGAGATGCTAACTTCATGACAGGTAACAAAGGTACTCAACAAGTATTGGGTCAAACTGCTAGCACTGGTGGAGCTATGGCAGCTCCTGCTATAGCAGGTAACCCTAATGGAACTTGGTAATAATTAATTAAAATCTAACCTCTTTTATATGAGCCAATATCAATATAATTCAGATAACTTGCATAGAAGAGGTTTTATTAGTAAGGAAAGCATTTTAAGTTTAGTCACTCAGGAACAGATATTTGAGTTAGTATTCAATTTTATTCCTCAAGAGTTTGATTATGTGGTGTCTCCTTTAAGAAAAGATAGAACTCCAGGATGTTGGTTTAGTTACCATACTAATGGAGTTCTTTATTTTATTGATTTTGCTTATAGCAGAACTCATAGTGATTGTTTTAACCTAATTCAAGACTTTTTTAAATTTCCTAATTTCTATTTGACTTTAGAATATGTCCATAAAACCTTAATACAAGGTAAAACAGGCTTAGAGCCTATTATACAAAAAGAAGACAGTATCAAAGTAGTCAAAGAAAAAGTTAAACTCCTAATTGAAGCAAGGCAATATACCTCTGCTGATGTGAAATTTTGGTCTCAATATGGTATTAGAAAGAAACATTTAGTTGAAGACAGGGTCTTTCCTGTACAAAAGTTATTTGCTTTGAACACTAAATCAGGTAGTCATATAATTGATTGTAAAGATATTGCATACAGTTATAATGATTTTCCTGAATCTAGAAAGAAAGTCTATTTTCCTATGAGAGAAGGTAGTAGAAGGTTCTTAACTAATTGCACAAAGAATGATGTAGGTGGC